CGTATTTTTGAATTGTTTCCACTAACACGTCATTAATAATTCCATGTGAATGTAACTCTGACATTGTTTCTGAAAAACTTGGGTTAGTTTCTTTATGGTATGAAGAAATCGCAACTGATGAAGCTAATCTTGAATAGTCGTGGTGACTACCAGTATACGCGGCAGCTATCTCATAAATTAATTTATCCAATTCTTTTGTTGTTATATCACCTTCAGTTGGTACTGAAGTAATAACCTTTATGAATATCTCATCCGAATTAACTTTTAACCCTTTAGACGATCGTTTAACTCTGTTATATATTTTTTGGGGATTAAACGATACTGACTCCCCGTCTCTTTTAATTATTTTTAATGACATAATTTTGTTTTTTTTTTAAAAATCTTCTGTAAATACTATAGTTTCATTCAACTTTGCTTTTTGATATTCCATTGTTCTAGACTCAAAAAAGTTACCTTTGGTTTCAATTGCTATTTGTTCCATAAATTTAAATGGTTGGTTAACATTAAACTCCTTATCACAACCCATTTTAACTAAAAGTCCGTCAACAACAAATTCCAAATATTGTATCATTAAATTAGAATTCATTCCAATTAATGATACAGGTAAAGATTCGGTTATAAATTCTTTTTCTATTTCTAATGCTGATAATACGATCTCTTTAATTCTTTTTTGTGATAATTTTTTTTCTAAATGGTTATTTAATAAATGTATTGCAAAATCACAATGAAGGTTTTCATCTTTAAATATTAAAGAATTAGCATTACATAGTCCTTGCATAATCCCTTTTGATTTTAACCAAAATATAGAACAAAAAGATCCAGAAAAGAAAATACCTTCTACGGCTGCGAATGCAACTAATCTTTCAGCAAAAGAATCGTTGTTAATCCATTCTATAGCCCATTTAGCCTTTTTCTGTATTGCTGGCATCTTATTTATGGCATCAAAACATTCGGATTTTTCTTTATCATCTTTTATGTAAGTATCAATTAATAATGAGTACATAAGTGAATGTATATTTTCCATAGCCAATTGAAATCCATAAAAGAATTTAGCTTCAGGGTATTGTACTTCTCTGTAAAAGTTTTCAGCTAAATTTTCATTAACGATTCCGTCAGATGCGGCAAAAAAAGATAAAATATTTTTAATAAAGTATCTCTCATTATCTGTCAAAGCTTCCCAATCACGAATATCTGAAGATAGATCAACCTCTTCTGCTGTCCAAAAAGCAGCTTGATGCATTTTATAGTATTCCCAAATATCATTATGCTCTATTGGGAAGATAACAAACCTGTTTGGGTTTTCAATTAATATTTTTTCCATATTTTAAGATTCAGTTTCTTTTTTTAATTTTAATAATTCTTTTATTCTATTTCTATTTTTAACTTCTTTTTGTTCTTCATGACCTAAAAAAGTAACGCTTTGTTCTGTATCAATTTCTAACATACCATTATCAAATTTACAATTTTCAAATATAATTCCGTCTTTTCCAATTCTTGACTTGGTAATAGCTATAGTCGCTAAATTCATTTCTTTCTGTTGTAGTGACTTAGCTACTGTAATGATTACGTGACCAACTTGAGCTTTTTTAATTGATCCACCCATTTGATCAGTAGTAACTACTTCAGAAGAAATAGAACTACGATTTCCTTGTGTTGCTGTCCAACCAACCATATCTAATTCATGACACATAGACTCAAAAGCTCTCATAACTGATCCCTCACTTTTCCATTCATCACTCATTTTTCTGTCAGGAACAACACAGTCAATGTAATCTAAAATAACCATATCCACTTTATCTCCATTAGCCAAAATTTTTCTAATCTGATTTTTTATTTGGTTCATAGTTACAGTGTCAGAAGGTAACTTTTTTAATGTTAGTTTATTTTTTTTATTGTTTTGTATTTGTTTAACTTTATCAATAACTAATTCTTTATTATCGGTTAAGTCGTCTGGATGTATACCAGTCCAAAGTGTTATGTGTTTTCTCTGTATTATTTTTGGATTATCTTCAAAAAATATTTGAAGTACATTATATCCTAAATTAAAAGCGTGGTTTGCAATTTTAGTAGTAAACGTTGATTTACCAACTCCTGTTGGGGCTAAAATAACACCAATTTCACCCTTAGCTAATCCACCTTTTAACAAATTATCAATCCCCGATATTCCAATTGGAATTGGATGTCTATAATCTTCATCCATAACCTCAGATAAATTAAAAAAAACATCAGTAGTTCCTTTATCAACTTCACCAACTTGCAAAGCTCCTCTAACCATTTCTTCTAACTTATCGTAACTTTCAAAATCCCCATTATCTATAATAGATTGTGACTTAACCATTACTCTTTGTAGTTCTTGTTGTTTACAAAATTTTAATGATTTTTCTTGAACATAAATAGACCCTTCATCTGAAACATTTTTAACTTGTTCTAATGTGTCTAAAATGTTTTTTTGAGCCATAGGTGAACTAAGCTCAGATTTTGTTAGTTGTTCAATAGTATTAAATGTTGGTATATGCTCATATTTTAAATAATATTCTTTAATCATTTGGCAAATAACCTAAAATATTGATTATCAAAATATTGGGGGTCAATTACATCAATAATTGAGTTTGAGAATTCTTTATATATTACAATATTGTTTAATAATTGTATTTGAAAAGTATTACCTAAATAACCGAAGTTTTTTTTATCTGACATGTTTTTAATTTTATTGTTAATAATAAATACTATTTAATTGAATAATTTAGATAATTAAAAGATAATTTATTATTAGATAATATATCACCAATATCTTTTAATATGTTTTTAACTATAGGTCTAACATCTAAGGTATATCTAACTTTTGGTGGGTACACTTTTGCGTCAATAACTCTATGATAAATAGTCACATTATCAACCTTTAAAATAATATTAAAGGTTTCAGATCCATCAGTATTTGATGTCTCGAGTACCGATGGTGACCCCTCAATTTGATATCTATTTTCTAACATGTATATAACTGATTTTTTTCTCATAGTACTTTTTAATTCGTTAGACAAATCTTTAATATAGTAATAAAGGTCTAAACTATTTTTAGCCTTTGGGTTATACCCTTTAACGTTAAAAAATCTTTGTACTACAAAATTGTTATTTAATGTTATTAAAAATTCAATTTTTGTTATGTCGTTTTGGTCTTTCATAATTTTAATTTTTTGTTTTAAATTTTGTTTTTTCTTTTCTTGTTAATTTTAAAAATGGAGTTAAAAATTTTACCCACGAGTCGTCGTTTTTAGGTAAGTACTTAAACAACCCATCTTTCATCATCATTTTAATTATATTTTTATGTCCTCTACCATCAGGATCCATTGATTCAGAATAATATGTGTTAACTATTTTTTTGTCGTCTTCACTTATTAGTGGTTCGGATAAATCGACAAGTTTTTTATTTACATCATAAAATTCATTACCAAAAATCCCTTCCTTTGTTCTACCAGTTAATAAATTGATTAATGCAAGATTACCTTTATCCTCCTTTAAAAGTTCTTCTCCTTTTGTTAAAATATCCGTAATATTTACCTCTTTGTCAAGTAATTCAGGAAACAATTTAATTAAGGTTTTTTCACCTAAATAATAAATTCCAAAAATATTATCAGACTTGTCTCCAGATATTATTTTCCAAGTTTTAACATTAAAATGTGGTATTTCTACATTAAACATTTTAATCATATCTCCATTTTTATAGTACTTTTTTGTACTAGGTGAGTATATTGTAACATTCTCAGAAATTAATTGTGTAAGGTCTCGATCACTCGAAAATATCACTTTATTCTCATCTTCAGATATTTTACAATAATAGGCAATAATGTCATCAGCTTCGCAATTCTCTATCTCAATATGTCTAATAAACATCTCCTCAAGATATTGTTTTACCCTTGTTTTTTGATTTAAAAATGAAGTATCAATATCTTCACTATCTGGGAGTTTTCTATTAATTTTATATTTTGGATAAAATAGTCTTCTTTGAGTTGAGCTACTTTGGCTGTCCCAACAAACAACAACCTTATTAAAATTAGTTTCTTCTAAAAATTTTCTAATAGTGTTTAAAAAATGCCAAATACCCCCAACATGTTCTCCGTTATTATAAAAATCTTTTACACCGCAAACACCTATTTTTAATAGGTTGTTTCCATCAACAATAAGGGTTTTAATCATTTATAACTATTAATTAGTTTGAAAATATTTTTGGGTTACTTACTCGTCTGAATCTTCTAAGGACTCATCTAAAGAATAGTTAGAATCACCTAATTTTGTTATCCAATAATCTGAATAATCTTTTTTGTATTTATCTAAAGATTCTTTTGTGTCTGAAATGTACCCTTGTGGTACTGCAATTATTTTTCCGTCTTTATATCCAAGACCATTTACGTGGTTTTTTAAAATAGAAATCTTGGTTCTAATAGCAAATGAGACTTTTCTACCGTTTTTAGTTGCGTCAATGTGACTAATACCTGATTTTTTTTGATTTCCAAATAAAAAGATTAAACTACTGGCTAACCATACAGCGGTACCTCCTTTGGCTTGGATCTCAGGTTGACCAAACGGATTATCCGCAAGTAAAACCCAAGGTTGGTTTAAGATTACAAGAGTATTGTAATAAGGGTAATCTTCTTTTTTAGATTTAGATATTCTTGAATGAATTCCCATTCCTATTTTATCGGCTAATACTTTAGCATTATGCATACCACCACCTTTACCGTCAAAAGTCATCTGACAAGGAATAGAACCAATTGAGTCCCATAAAAATAATAAACTATATGGTATATCTCCTTTTTCTTGTGAATCAAGAATATTATTAATAAACTCAGTTGCTTGTTCTATAACATCAAAAGAATCATTAAAAATAAACATTCCATCATATTCTCCAAGTTCATTTTTTTCGGCTTGTAATCCTAATTCAATCGCGTGTTCCCATGACCATTTTTTTTCGGTTATTAGTAAAATAGGTAAATGCCCTTTACGTTGGGCGTCTGCAGCCGCTAATATCATTGCAGTGGTTTTACTCGTATTACTATGACCTAAAAACATACTAATTCCACCCATAACAGGGCCAGGTAATCCACACGCCTCTAAAAAAGACTCTCCACAATTATAAAAACTTTCATTTTTATATTTTGTTTTTGTAGAAAATTTATTTTTTATGTCATCTAAATTAAACTCTTTTTTTTTAATTCCCATTATCTTTTCTTAGTTTATGATTAATCAATTTTATTTTGGTCATTAACGATTTTTAACATTTCGTTAGTTATTTCAATCTTATCGTCTTTTTTTATGTTATACTTATATATTGTTTCTAACATTTCTAACTTGTCTTTGGCGTTTGTCATTTTTTCAACAATAAGATCCATTTCCTCTAAGTGTTGTGGATGTTCACCGATACCTACTGGATTATTAAAATAGATAAGTAAGGTAGCTTCTGTTGCCGCCATTTCCGACCTATACTTCAAAGTAAGGGCCTCATACATTTTTTCACTAATTTTATTCATTTTTTTTTAATTTGTATTGTTTATAAAAATAACCCCCTAATATTAGGAGGTTATTATAACTTTTGATATTACTTAAAACGGTAATTCGGAATCTTCTTTAGTTTCGTCAAATTTTTCTATAGTTTTTGATGTACCACCCAATGATATGTCACCAGTATCACCATAAACATATTTTTTAAGTTCTGTACTCCAAATAGGTGTTTCACCAACAGCTACTGCCTCTAAATATTCAACAGGTTTTTTAGAATATGCATCTGACCAAGTCATTTCATCTTTAACCCAACCATCCATGATATCTTTATCCGTATGAATTGGTGTTGGATCTCCGTACATAATTGTTTGGATTACCGTATATTCTTTACCTACTGGTGTTTTAGCTTTTTTAAGTTCAATGATTAAATCTCTACCATTTTCAGAATCAGTAACATCTCCTTTAGCTTTCCAAATAGGTAATATCTTATCTAAAACTCCTTCATTTTTATAGTTGTGTTTAAATCTCCAAAACTTAATTCCGTCTTGTTCGTTATCTCTATCGATAACTTTTACAATGTAAAACAATCTAGAACGATACTGACCAGCTAAGTCTTTATCTTCTTTTTTTCCTGTTTTAATTAATTCGTTATAAACTTCACTAATAGGTGATCGTTCATTGTCGTTTTTTTCTGGATCATATAATTTAACCCATTGTCCGTTTACTTGAATTTCGTGGTACCAAACCTCAACAAATGGTGATGACCCATCTTTTGTTGGTAAAATTCTTATTGTTCTTTGTGCGGATGTTTCGTTTTTCATCAAAATTGCTGAAAAATATCTCTTAAGTCTATCTTCTTGAGATATGTTTGCTTTTTGAGAACCTGTACTTTGTGTGTTTTTTTCGTATTGAGCCAATACTGAATCGAATGCTGAATTTGTCATAAATAATTTTTTTGGTTTTTTAGTTTTATTACTCTTTTATCTTTATTAAATATAATAAAATTTTATAGAATGTCAAACTTAAAACGCATAAAAAAGGGGAGTTATCTCCCCTGATTAAATAAAAAATTATCTTAAATTTTATAACTCATTATCATCATATAAGTTAAATGTTTTTTTAATCTCATTTGGTTGTTGGTTTTCAACATCGTCAGCGGTTAATATATATTCATTTTTTCCTGTTTTCTCCATTTCATCTTTTTTATCGTCAAAAAAATCTGTAAGTTTTTGTGTATAAGGATAAGAGTCTAAAGACCTCAACATTAATTTTTCTTCTGGTGTTTTTTCTCTAGATTTATCAAATTTAGTTTCTAAACTATTTATTTTATCTAATATCGTATCCATATTAGCTAATTTACTTTCTAAGTCATCAAGTTTTGTAAACATACTTTCCATAAACTCATCTTGTTTCATTTTAATATCTTGTTGGGTACTAACTAAATCCGTGATATCTATCTCTTCAGTCTCGTTAGATTCCTCACTATCAACACCAACTTCTTCTACATCAGGATCGGTTTTAACGTCAACGGGTTCTGGAATAGTATCAGCAACTGGTTCAGTTGCGGTTGGATCTACAGGTGCAGTTGGATCTACAGGTGCGGTGGTTGGGTCTACAGGTGCAGTTGGATCTACAGGTGCGGTGGTTGGGTCTACAGGTGGTGTAGGAATTTCTGGTTGTTCTTTAATAATATAATTATTTATTTGATTAAACCGTCGTAATTCTTCTAATATTGTTTTTTGTATACTCATTTTTTATATTTTTTAACCATTTAATAATGATTTAACACCTGAAGGTGTTTCAACCTTTAAAGTTTTATTTATTTTTATAGTATTATCAAATCTTTCAATGAGACCATCTTTTAATCTTATAGTGTAACAATCACCAGTATCTAAATCACAAACCTCTTTAAACCCTGGAGATGTATTTTTTTCGGTTATACGAGTATCTTTTTTTAAATAATCGTCTAATAAATTTTTAATGTCCATAACTTTTTAAATATAAATATACACTTGTTTATGTTTTTATTTAAAAGTTTTATAATATTTCGTAAATATTTCAACATATTTGTCATATTGAGTAAACTTACTATCATTTTTTTGCTTAAGTGTAAAATCTTTAATTTGTATAGCGGTACGCGGTGG